TCTAAAAGCAAATTCTATCCCTCGGCCTTACTGCTCTCATATCGAAGAATGGACCAAGAAAAAAGCCCGGGACTATATTCATATTCATCAAGAAGAAGATAAAGAATTAAGAAATGCATACTCTAGTCTACCTAATAAGCGGTTAGTTCTACTCCTTAAGATGCTGAGTCAGTTTCTGCAGGACCTGGAGAGATTCTCCTTGTTTAAGAAAGCAAACCGTAAGCCCAAGGCAGTTAAGATCAAGCCCCCTATCGTTCAGGTAGCTAAACTTAAGTACAAAAAGATTGACGAGATGCTAAACCTCAAGTCAGTAAATCCAGCCGAAATGGTAGGTGCTTCTCAGGTATGGGTCTACAACAGTAAATATAAAAAGCTGGCTGTATATCGATCAGATGCAGCCCCAGGTATTCAGGTTAAGGGATCTGCACTGCAGAATTATATGCCAGAGGCAAGTGAGCAGAAAGCTTTACGTAAACCGGCGGAGACCTTAAAATACCTTCTTACAGCTGGTAAGATACAATTGCGTAAAATTATTACTGATCTAACTACCAAAGTGTCTCCTGTAACCGGGCGCTTAAACGAAGACTGTGTGATTGTAAGAGTTATTAAGTAGAACCTTATAAATACATTGGCAGGAAGATTATGTATACACAGGAGTTAAAAAATGAGTGAAATGAATTTATTGGTACCCGAGATCTTAGAAAAGTTTGAAAATATTAAATCTAAATCAGATAAGATTAGACTACTTAAGCAGCACGAAACCCCGCTACTTCGTACGCTACTCAGACTTAATTATGATCCAAATTTAAGTATGAACCTACCTATAGGTACCCCTCCCTACAAGAAGGAAGCTGATAAGCCTGTAGGTTATAACGCGTCTAATCTTACTAAAGAATACCGGCGCTTTTACATCTGGTTATCTCCTCAGAACACCCTACCAAAGCTTAAAAAAGAAGCGCTGTTTGTAAGTCTCTGCGAGTCAATACATTGGACGGAGGCAGAGGTACTTATCTGCGTAAAGGATAGAACCCTTCAGACCAAATATAAGAGTCTGAGTGTGGACATCGTTAGGGAAGCCTACCCAGGTTTACTCCCCTTTGATATTCCAAAGCCAGTAACTGCAAAGGTGACTTCCCCTTTGGAATAAAAACTCTTTGGCAGTGGTTACGTAACAAAAAACCACCCGAAGAGCCAGCGCCAGAACCCTGGTTAGTGAGTTCTGAAATACCCGTATCGGAAAGATTTTATAATGTTGATTTGATACGGCGTCGACCCCGTAACAAATCCCCGTAACAGTAGATTTTTAACCGCTTATAAGCTATAATAAGTTATATCTTGGAGGTTATTATGATCTATACGTATACTAAGTCTAAAGTTAAACCTAAGAAAAAGCCTGCTGCCGAGCGCGAGCAGTATGCGAAGTGGTGTGCGCAGTATGGTATTAACCCTACGGGTAAGGAGCGAACGATGAAGAATGTTAAGAAAGTATTTAAAGTAGAGCCGCTGGTTCCTAAGACCTATGTGAGGACTACTACCTATTACCCTAGTCTTAGTACTGGGAATAACTCGTCTGGGGCTGCTCTTAAGCCTGCTCCGGTTTATACGGGCGATAAAATGCTGGGTATTGCGCAGATGCATAAGTCTAATGCTGTACCTATTTTTAAATCTGAAGACGCGGTTGAGATCGCTAGAATGAGACGATAATGAAGCTTGCACTTGGTTCTGACCTGCATTTAGAGTTTGGTGACATAGACGTTACTAATACACTAGAGGCCGAGGTTTTAATTCTGTCTGGGGATATAATGGTGGCTAATGAACTGCAGCATTATAATCCTAAAGCTATTGAGGGCTTCTCTAGTAGAAAAAGTATCATGTATATGAACTTTCTAGAGCGTTGCTCCAGTAATTATAAAGATGTAATTTATATCATGGGCAACCATGAGCATTACCATGGTGACTTTGGTAAGTCTTCTAATATTTTACGTGAAGCAACGAAAACGTTTACTAATATTCATTTCTTAGATAAAGAGAGTATTACCCTGGGGGATGTAACCTTCTTGGGAGGTACTCTCTGGACTGATATGAATAAAGAAGACCCGCTTACTCTTTATTCAATTAAAAAGGTAATGAATGACTTTAGAGTTATTAAAAATAGTTCCAGGGTAGTTTCGTTTAAAGACGAGGAGGGTAAACGTCAAGTAAGAGCTGCTACCTTCTGCCCGGAAGATACTGTGGAAGATCATAAAGCAATGCTTGCATTTATTGATACCGCAACTAAAGATACTACAAATAAGTATGTGGTGGTGGGTCATCATTCGCCATCTAAGCGTTCAACTAAGCCTATGTATGCTAATGATACCATGATGAACGGTGCATATAGTAGCGATCTGTCAGAATTTATTCTAGCTAGACCGCAGATTAAATTATGGACTCATGGTCATACTCATTATAAGTTTGACTATATGGTGGGAGAGACTCGGGTGGTTTGTAACCCGCGTGGGTATATTGGGCATGAAGCCCAAGCTGATGATTTTAACTTTCAACTTTTAGAGGTATAATATGAGCTTGCCATCTGATCCGGCTGCACGGAAATCTATTAAGAAATGTCTGGAGGAGCTATCCAGCTCAATGACCAGAATTGAGGGAGAACGTGATCTAATAAAAGAAGCTGTAACGAATATTTGTGAAGAGTATGAACTGAGTAAGAAGACGTTTCGTCGACTTGCTAAGACCTATCATAAGCAAAACTTCTCAAATGAAGTCGCCGAGCATGCAGAATTTGAAACCATGTATGAACAACTAACGGGTGAAACATCCCTGGAGCTTAATAATGTCTAGATTTAATTTTAAATACGTCAGTGGGAGTGATAACCAGCACGATGAGCGATGGGGCCTGGTGAAAGAGGAAGATGTAGTCACCCATAGCTTTTCCACTGAAGATCTGTATGAGGTAGTGCAGCGTATGGAACAATTTCTTAAGGGCACGGGATTTGTTTTTAGCGGTACGTTGGAAATAGTGCCCCCCGATGCTGAAAATTCGGAAGAATGGTATGTCAGCGATGCTAATATACCATGGCCGTTTCCAGAATCAAAAACAGATACTGACGAGAATAACTATGATCCTACATGAATCTAAATGCAATGAATAGTGTATACATACTAGAATATAAAATTCACGATAAACTGGGTCGTACTAAAAAAACTTGTCATGTGGGAGTATACGACTCTCTGGATAAATTAGAACAGGCTAAAGTTAAGGTGTTGAGTAATACGGCTAATGTAGTCTTTACGGTGTATAATAGTGAACATATTCTTTTTAAGTAAAGATCCGGTTGAGTGTTCTATGCAGCATGTAGATAAGCATGTGGTAAAAATGATACTTGAGTATGGTCTTCTTATGTCTACTGCTCATAGAGTTCTGGATGGTGAATTTTACGTAGGTAGAACTGCAGGCAACCGCAAGATTGCCAGATGGATGTTACCGGATGAGCGGGAGAATAAGGTATGGAAAGCATCACATATCAAGCATCCATCCAATTTATGGATTAGATCTTCAAAAGATCACTATACCTGGCTCTACAGTCTCTGGATTGAGCTGTTAAAAGAGTATACATACAGGTATGATAAGACTCATAAGTCGGAAGAAATGAAGAGTATATTGCTACCACCTCCTAAAAATATACCTGATATGGGCTGGTTAGGTGACCCAACACCTGCAATGCCTGATGTTTATAAGGTGGGAGATTCTATAAATAGTTATAGGAACTATTATCGTGGAGATAAAAGATCCTTTGCTAATTGGAAAAAGCGTACTATTCCCTATTGGTTTAACTAAAACATGCCCACATATATTTTTTATAATAAAGAAACTGACGAGACTTTTAACAAGCTAATGTCCTGGGATGCCCGTCAGGTGTATCTGGGAGAAAATCCTCACTTAGAAATTCGTTTAGGTGCAACTGCATCGGGAGATTCTGTTCGGCTTGGAATTAAAAAACCCGATGATGGATTCAGGGAGGTATTATCAAAAATACATTCAGCAAATTATAGAAGCAATTTAGCAAATAACTTATCTAGAAAATGATTCTTGTGATTCATTAACCACTAAAAGACCTTGTCTTTCTTAGGAAATTATGTCTACAAAAAGAACCTCCAAGCTAACCATTGTTAACGATAATCACATCGCTCCTCCTCCACCTCCTAGAAGTACAAATACTCTTAGATTAAAATTAGATAGCTTAAAGACTTTCACCCCACTAACAGACAATCAGAAAATATTTTTCGATGCATATAAACGAGGCGATTACTTCGTTGCACTACATGGTGTTGCAGGTACGGGCAAAACGTTTATTGCCTGTTACAAAGCCCTCGAGGAAGTACTAGACAAGAATAATAACTTCAACAAAATAATTATAGTTAGATCAGCGGTACAGTCCAGGGAAATGGGTCACCTGCCAGGTGATGTGAATGATAAGTTAGATATATACCAACAACCTTATCGACAAATCTGTCATACATTATTTGATAGAAAAGATGCCTATGATAGGTTGGTGGAGCAGGGCTACATAGAATTTATCTCTACGTCTTTCATACGGGGTATGAGTTTCGACGACGCTATCATTATAGTGGACGAAATCCAAAATATGAACTTTGAAGAGATAGACACGGTCATGACTCGTGTGGGATACAGATCAAAGATTATTTGGTGCGGTGATTACAGGCAGACTGATTTACGTAAGAATGGTGATAGGTCTGGTATCTTAAAGTTCTTTGATATTGCTCACCACATGAATGCATTTACCCGCGTTGAGTTTACTGTGGATGATATTGTTCGCAGCTCGCTGGTAAAAGACTATATTATTGCTAAGTTAAAATACGAAGACCTAGCACAATAAATATATGGCCTACTCAGAAAAAGTTATAGATCATTATGAAAATCCACGTAATGTGGGTAAGTTTGAGATAGATGATACTATAGGTACCGGTATGGTGGGAGCCCCGGCATGCGGCGATGTTATGAAGTTGCAAATTAAAGTTGAAGAAGGTATAATAGTCGATGCAAAATTTAAAACCTATGGCTGTGGATCAGCAATCGCCAGCTCAAGTCTTGTCACAGAGTGGGTCAAGGGAAAAACACTTGACCAGGCACGAGAGATTACTAATAGCACAATTGCAGAGGAGCTTGCCCTCCCACCGGTTAAAATACATTGCTCAATACTTGCTGAAGATGCGATAAAAGCGGCAATAGCAAATTACAAAGGTAAACATGATACAGTTAACTGCCAATGCGTCTGATCAGATAAAAGAGATACTACTAGAAGAACCACCAGGTTCTTTCGTTCGAGCATTTATTTCTGGCGGTGGTTGTTCAGGCTTTAACTATGGATTTACAATTGAAGAAGCCGTAAATGAGGATGACTTCCAAGTTGACAACCTAATTGTAGATACTATCAGCATGCAGTACTTCGCTGGTGCAACTATTGACTATACCTCTGATAAGCTTAAGGGGTCACAATTTGTTATAAGTAACCCCAATGCCAAGACTACCTGTGGTTGCGGTAGTAGTTTTTCAGTCTAAGGAA